ACCCTGCAAACTTCTTAGCCATAATTACTTATTCCCTAACTGCATCCATACTGCACCAGCTATGAATGTTATAATTGCGATTGTTGTTACCTTTACAAATGTAGTCCAGATACCTTTACGTGTATCCCGCCATACCTCTAATAGGTCTCGCATTTCGTTGATGTCTTTGGCTGCACTGTCATCGTGCAAACCTATAGCTGACAGAGCCTGCTTAGCTCCACGTCTTGCAGCCCTGTCTAGCATAGCTTCTAGCTCGTCTGGTGTCAAGGATATAGATGTCATTATAAATTGCCTTATGCTGAAGGTGCGACAGGCCAAGATACAGTACGTGGGAAGCCAGCTTGTTGTGGTATATCTAACAGAGCCTGACGATACGTAACCCAAGATGCCTGTGTTTCTGCAGACATAGAGGCCCAGCGCAGAGGGTTAGATACAAGCCTATCTACCTTAGATGCAAGTAGGGAGTCACGCTCTGCACGAACCTCTGTAGCTTTCCATTCATCATATACCGCATCAGAGGGTGGCACCCAAGCTCCACCTTCGTAAGTGTGCAAGTGAGATGGACGTTTCGTTACTTCAACAGTTCCTACTGGGTACGCAGCAATAATCTCATCCGAAGGGTCTGATAAGGTTTCCCAATAGTCCCCATTAAGATTTATAAAGTATTTAGACATTTTAACTCCTATGACAGCATTGTGGCGTAGTTATTGGAACTGCCAGATGTTTTATAATAGTGTAAATTAGGGACAATAAAATAACCATTATCCCATGTCCCGCTATCACCGTCAGGCCCACCAACAATTTCGCCGCCACTAGCGGATGTGCTGACATAAGCCGACCCACCGCCAACATTTAACTGATAATAAATTGCAATGGCACGACCTGTCGTGTTTTGATACCAAGTATTTGTAGTCAAAGTTGTACTTGCGTAAGATTGGTTTACACCAAGTGTATCACCAAGCTTTATAGCGTTCTTAAGCTTAGCTGGAGTAATAACACTCTCTGTTGTACCCGTGCCGATTGCCCAGACTAGATCAGAATATATATTTGCCTCGTACTTACTATCTAGTGCTGTCTGCAAGCCATCAACATTAGAGATAACATGGTTGTGACTGTCATCAGCAATAGTAGCTGTAATAGTTGCGTTAGCTGTGCCGTTAAAAGAGGCACTACCAGAGACATCACCTGAAAGAGATATGGTTCTGGAGGTTGCTAGTGCTGTAGCTGTAGCGGCATTACCGGAGGTGTTCTGATTACCTTCTGTATTTACGCCGGGTAAGTTAATGTTAGAAGAGCCGTTGAAGGACACTCCACCGATAGTACGGGCTGTTTGTAGTGTAGTGGCTGTAGTGGCATTACCTGTAACCGCACCTGATAAAGCACCCTCAAATGTACCAGCTACAAATGTCTCACTGCCTACAGTCCACTTATCGTCTGCTTCGTCCCATACGAGTGTTTTGTTGGCAGCTGTACCACGCTCAATCTCAATGCCACCATTCTGTGTAGGTGTGCCTGTCTCATTAGAGTTGAGAACAATCTGGTTATCTGCAAGGTTGAGTGTCTCAGTGTTTACGGTGGTAGTAGTGCCGTTTACGGTTAGGTTGCCATTAACTACAGTGTTGTTAAACGTAACATTAGATGTAGTACCTACAGCCTGACCTATAGCTACAACACCATCTGTAATGCTTACGCCTGTACCACCACTAAAGTGAGCACGTGTTTCAGCTGCACTAGGGCCAGTGTATGTAATAGCACCAGCAGAGTAAGTTAAGCTACCGTCACCACCAGCGTCAGTGACACTAATAGCAGACTTAGCAGCTGCAGTAGCACGTGCATCTGTGTAGTATAGGTTAGTTGTGCCTTCTGCTACAGTGTCTGTATTACCCTGTGTAAAACTAATAACGCCTGTACCTGAGTTGTAGCTAAGGCTACCCGTAGCTGACACAGAAGATCTAGCACGAGCAGTAGTAAAGTACTGGTTAGTTGAGCCTTCACTGATGTCATCTGTGTCATGGTTAGATACGTCAGATACTGTACCTGTTACATTACCCGTGACGTTACCTGTTACATTACCTGTGATGTTACCAGTGACACCATTTGTAGCTGTTATAATACCTGTAACACCAAGAGTACCACCTACTGTAGCATTCGCTGATACAGTTAAGGCATCTGTGTCTACAGTACCATCAAACCAAGCATTCTTGTACTGTACAGAGGCTGTACCTAAGTCCAGAGTGTTAGTAGTCTTAGGCGTAAGAGCTGTACCTGAAACAATAAGGTCTTGCGCTGGGCCTACCTTAGTGATGGGCGCACCTTCACCTGCAGTACCGTCATGAGCGTGACCAGTAGATGCGTTAAACCCTGCCTCAATGGCATTGTACTCAGCATCAAAGTCATCCGCATCAATAACGTTACCGTTAGCAATGTTGTTTGCTGTATCCTGACGTGTATAACCTGCCATGTTTTAGTCCTTACTGTCTATCGTTCTGTCTAAACTCTAGCAGGGCTGTGTCTAGAGTGAATGTAGGGTTTGTAGAATTGTCTTCAATACGGATAGCTATAGTCTTACCTGAGCCAATAATATTTGTGGAGTAGATCTTGTCTAACTCACCGCCGTATGTAGAGGTATTAAACACAGAGTTAGAGTCCCCAAATATGAATACAGATGTACCCGTACTTTCTACGCTCTGTGTAGCGGGTTGTATAACGCCTGTGTTTGTAGATGAACCAAAGTCATACTTAACGTTAAGATCCAGAGACATACTGCCAGTAGGTTCTGCATACAGTGTCATCTTGTAGAATGACTTACGCATCTGAGGATCAGACAGAGGCATATAAGGTGACTCGTAGATAGCCTCAATAGGTAGCCCATCAAAGCTTGATCCTATATCTAACTCATACACATAGCCATCTGTATTAGCAAAAGCAATAGTCTCAGCTGTATCCGTGTATCTACTGTCTGCTACAAAAGCTTTTATCCCCTTAGTTGTAGACCAGCTAATACCAGATGCACCTTGTGACACAAACTTAGTAGCGATTAAGCCTTTAGCTGCTTCGTGTTGTTCTGACTCAATGTAAGCGAAGATACGATACTGAGCTTTCTCTCGCATAAGTACAGAACAGAAGTTAGGCGTACTGCCAAGGAACGTGGTAGCATCCTTAGCTATAGGATCAGAAGCAATATCCAAACCAAAGTCACCAATACGATCCGTAGCACTCAGCAAGCGGATACCATCAGGAGCAAGGTACATAATGTCACCACCAACTTCCTGAATAGTGTCACCATTAACACAACCAATACGGTCTGTAATAGGTGATACCTGAAAGTCTGCTGCGGTGTTACCTGTTATGCGTTTAATGCTGTCAGTAGTAAAGACTATAAGCTGGTCACGGAAGACAGCTAGACCTGTTATCTCATTAGCTACGTTGATAGATCCAGCGCCATTGGCTGCACTAAAGTCATCTACAGTAAAGGGTGCAGTAAAGTATAGGTTGTTACCCTTAGCGTAGAATGCTGTATCCTTAAACACTGCTACATTCTCTGCACCTAATACGTCTGTGCTGCCTGTAATAGCTGTGAGAGTATTGCCTGATGTGTTGTACGTAGCAGGGTAGTTATTACTATCTACAAAGATAACTTTATCGTCACCGTCTAGGTTATATAGAACATGCTTAGCCTTACCACCAAGCAAAGGTCTTGCACCCATGGATGTCCACGTAGTACCTGTGCCGTAGTAGTACTCTGTTACGTTAGAACCGTTCTGTCTAGCTACAACAATACGCCCAGAGCTTATTACTTTAAGCGCTAGTACAGGGCCAGACCCAGGTACAGCTGTAGTGCTGAACTTCTCAAAGCCTTTGATCTTAGAGTAGCCACCCTCTTTGCTAGACTCAAAGTTCTGCAAGATAGTAGCAGAACCCACAGCATTACTACCCTGTTGTAGAGGGCTAAGGTTAGAGATGAGACCACCTCTAAACTCAATAGGGAATGTCTGCCACTGTGTAGCCATTAGTAATATACTCTCGTGTCTCGCAGGTATTCAGTGCGATTAATATGTAAGCTACGTAATTGTTTAATGCCTTGCTCAAACTTTTGTAGTGCTAATTGTGCTGCCTGCATGTCACCACGGAACTGATAAACGTAATACATAGCGCCATCAACGATGGTATAGCGGTATTGCTCAGGGAGTGTAGGTACATCTGTAGGTGACTCTAGATCGTAGCCTGTACGGAAGTACTCATACACTACTTCATACTCTTTATCAGGCGGTGGGGAGAAGATAAGTTCTCTACTAGGTGTACGTACAACGTAAGTAGGTATTCCTCTAGTGCTTGCTTCAGAGTTATACTCATAATCAGCGAACTTGTCAAGCCATTCTTCATAAGATAAAGTCTTTAACTTCACTGTTTCTACATTAAGATCAGCATCACGTTTGATACGAAAGGTATTCATATTGATAGTCTTGCTATCGTAAGGCATACTGTAGCGCACTTCACCAACAGCTAAGACTTCTGTTTCTTCTACATGGTTCCAGGGCCACTCAAACTCTTCCTGATTGATGTGGCGAATAGCTGCGTTAACAGCATCCTTAGCAAAGCTGTAATAGCCTGTAGCTGCAGGGAAGTTAGCACTCGTAAGTTCTACTTCATTAAGGCGGCGGTTAATATCGTTAACTAGGCTAATGTAGTCGTATGCCATTCTTACTTCTCCTTGACACGCATAAAGATGCTGCGCTCATATTGTAGCCCAGAGCCTGTCGTAATACTACAGATAATAGTATATCTAATGTTGTTTGTGCCTAAAGAGAAACGTGCAGTAGAAACCTGTCCAGACAGTGTACCAGTAACAAACTGTAAACCATTGATTACACTAGCGTCACTAAACTGTGTCTTAACACCAGCTGCATCTTTGGCATACCATACAGCAGCAGCCAGTGTGTCATCCTTTAAGAAACGTGACCAGTCAACACTGTAGTCTACGATCTCATCTTTATCTTTATCGGGCCACTTATATGACATAACTATTCCTTACGCTGCAATATAGACAGTATTGCTACCTTGTTGTTCTTGTATGTAAACTGTGTAATCTTCTTCTGCAATGTGTACTGTAGCGCTACCCTCATATGCAGAAACAAAGAGAGTTCTACTTGTGCTGTAGTCATCTGCAAAGTCTTGATACGGGAATCTCACCGCTACAGGGTCATCTAAGTTGCGATACAGATTAGCTAGGACACCAGATAATGCAGAGGTAGCCTTAGCATCATACTCAATAGTATCAGCACTTACAGAAGCAATAACACTACCTGTAGTTATATTGGATTCTGCATCAAAGTCAACACTTGTTACATTTGTTACCGAAACAGCTGGGGGTATAAACGCTCTGGCCTGTGCATCCTCATCAGCGAAGTCACCGATATAAATAGTAAGGAAAGCAGACACTGCAGAAGGTACTACGTTTGCCTTACCAAACACATCAGCAAAGTCATTCACAGAGGTATTGCTGCTAGTACCTGTAGGGGTAATGTTAGCCTTAGCATCTACATCATCAAACTGATCTGCCTCACCTGTAGCTACAGCACCTGTAGGGGTAATGTGTGCTAAGGCTTCATAGTCTAACGTACCTGTAGTGAAGCTTGCTGTAGCAGCGCTGGGCGTTACATCAGCCTGTGCCG